GTGTGAAAGAGCAATTGACTATCAATGAAGCAGCAAAAGCTAAAGCTCATTATGGTGCTGGAATGGAAGTAGTTAAAGAAAAGAAAATGAAAGTACCAAAAGATGGTATGAAGAAAGTTGAAGAAGTCAATCAAATTGAAGAAACAGATAAAGAAATGGAAAAGAAAACTCGTACATTAGACGAATTGAAAAAAGCTAAAGCTCAGATAGATAAGAAAATCGAAGAGATGTCAAAGTCTGAAGAACCTATGAATGAAGATGCAAATGAGCTATTGATGCAACTTGCTAATACTATAACTGATCCTGATATAATTAATGCTATCGGAAGAAAGTTGAATATGAATGCAAATGAGCTATTAAATTTCTTTGCTGGTGGAACTACAATTGGAACTCTAGGTGCTTTATTAAAGCAGGCTGCTAATAAAGATAAAAAAAGAGCACAACAAGGTAATTAGTCTATATAAAAAATAATCTTGTTATCGGATATTTATAAGTAGAATAAAACTTAACATACAATGCCAGTATTGGATCCAAATGAAATAATGTTCACCGCGTTTGAACCTACAGTGTCAAACCGCTTTGTGATGTATATCGACGGTATCCCTTCTTACATGATTAAGAAGGCAGACGCTCCAGGTGTAACTTTAAATGAGATCAAACTCGACCATATCAATGTTTACCGTAAGATTAAAGGTAAAGCTGAGTGGAGAGATATGACCTTGAGTTTATATAACCCAATTTCTCCTTCTGGCCAACAAGCTGTAATTGAGTGGGTTCGTCTTCATCATGAGTCTGTAACTGGACGTGATGGCTATTCTGACTTTTATAAGAAAGATCTTAACCTATCTATCTTAGGACCAGTAGGTGATATTGTAAGTGAGTGGATCATTAAAGGCGCTTTCATTAAAGAAGCTACTTTTGGAACATATGATTGGTCTACTTCTGATCCTACCGAATTGACTATATCAGTAGGAATGGATTATTGTGTCCTTAATTACTAGAACAATAAGCAAATATTTAAGAAAAGGCCCCTTACTAGGGGCTTTTTTTATTTTACAAAATTATTTATTCTTATATTTATATATAAAAGAATAGTTTTATGTCTGAACAAAAGTTTACGGTACCAACAGAAATGATCGACCTACCTTCAAAAGGTCTAGTATATCCAAAAGAAAACGCACTATCTTCCGGCCAAGTTGAAATGAAGTATATGACAGCTAAAGAGGAAGACATCCTTACAAATGTCAACCTGCTTCGCCAGGGCCTCGCCATCGAGAAGATGCTCAAGAGCCTAATCAAATCACCAATTAACTACGAAGACCTAACCTTGGGTGACAGGAATGGTTTATTGATAGCAGCCAGGATTCTTGCTTATGGTAAAGACTACTCTTTTAAGTATACTAATCCTAATACAGACGAGGATGAGAAAGTGGAAGTAGATCTACAAGACTTAAAATATAAAGAATTAGATTGGTCTAAATTTGCTAATAAAAACGAGTTTAGTTTCACTCTACCATATTCTAAAAACGAAGTAACGTTTAAGATTTTGACGGTATCTGATGACAAGAAGATAGATGAAGAGATCAAAGGTATGAAAAAGATTGTAGGCCAAGATGCAGGTACACTTTCTACAAGGCTTAAATTCCAAATAACTTCTGTTAATGGTGACTATTCTATCAAAACAGTAAGAGACTTTATTGATCAAGGATATCTTTTATCAAGAGACTCAATTGAACTTAGAAAGTATATATCAGAAGTAACACCAGACATTGATACTACAGTATCATTTACTCTAAAAGACGGTTCTGAAATACAAACCGCACTACCGATGGGAGCGGAGTTCTTTTTTCCCGGGAGCGGACTATAGGTCCGCATTCATGACAGAGTGTTTTGAACTCACCTATCATGGTGGAGGTGGCTTTACTTATACTGAAGTTTGGAACATGGATGTCCCTAAACGTCGTTTTAACCTTAAGAAGATCAATGAATATCTTGAAAAGGTTGAAGAGATGCGTAATCAAAACCAGCAAAAGGTAACAGAAAAAACTGATCCTAGCAAGATTAAACTTCCTGATTTTGTTAAAAAGACAGAAGATCCTACCTTTGTATCTAAGGTAAAAACCAAAAGGTAAATATTTATTCGTAAGCAGTATATATAAATGGCTAACGAAAATCAAAATACAGGACCTCAAAACACTCCACAAGGAACAGATCCTCAATTGCTGAGACAAAGTTTAAAACAGTTATTAGATGATCAAGGAGATTATAACAATCTACTAAAAAATGCTATATCTGATCTTAAAAGAATGGATACTTCCTATGCCAAAATTGAGGCTAGGCTTAATTCATTAAATAGAGATAATATTAATATAAAGCAAGTTAATCAAGAGCTTTTAAAATTAAAACAAAAAGAGTTTTTAGAGAGTAAGAAATTAAGAGACCTAGAAATGGAAGCGTCTCAAATGGCTAAAGATGAAGTAAATAGAGCCAAAACAATTGCAGAAGCTCAAAAAACAAGAGTTGAATCTCAAGGTAGATCTTTCGATTTTGAGAAAGCCATGATGGGTATATTAAAACAAAACGGTAACCTAGAAGCCGTATCTTTATATACTCAAGAAAAACAACTAGAGATAGCAAAAAGACAAACAGTAGAAGGAGAAAAAGAGTTGGCTCTAGAAAAACAACTCAACAAGCAAATTGGAATTAGCGGTGCTGCATTTAAATTATTCTCTGATAAATTAGGAATAGGAAATGAGTTCTATTCTCAGATGGTAATTAAAGCAAGGCAATTGCAGTCTGAAGGTAAAAAGATAACATTCTTAGATAAATTAGGCGTATTAGGTAAAGCCGCTGGCGCTGGTTTAAAAGAAGCTATAACCGATCCTTTAACAGCAATACCTATAGCTGGAGCTGCTATAGCAGGAGTTATTAGTGGTCTAAAATCTGTTTTTGATTATATAGTAGGAATACAAGATCAAACTGTTAAGTTTGCAAGAGCTATGAACCTTTCAATAGGAGAAGCTCGAGCATTAAAAATGGAGTTTGCTAGTCTTAGCATTTCTTCTGGAGACTTATTCATCAATAGCCAAAAGATGGTTGAGTCTCAAATGGAATTAGCTGATGCTTTAGATGTAACAAACAGACTTACTAATGAACAGCTAGCTACTAATATCAAACTAAGAGATCTTGCTGGACTTGACTTAGAAACAAGAAAAAGTATAGTTGAAGCGTCAACATTAACAGGTCAGTCATCAGAAGGTATAACTAAATCTGTTTTATCACAAGTAGCAGGTTTAAAGCAAGCAACAGGAATTAGTTTTAGCTATCAGAAGATTCTTAAAGAAGCATCTAATTTAGGTGGCTACTTAGGTTTGTCATTCTCAAAATATCCAGCGCAACTAACTAAGTCTTTAGTTACTGTTAAGTCGATGGGTATGGAGTTGAAACAGTTAGACTCTCTAGCTGATTCATTCTTAGACTTTGAGTCTTCTATATCAAGAGAATTTGAAGCTCAGCTACTAACTGGAAAAGATATTAACTTAACTAAAGCTCGCGAAGCTTTCTTAAATAATGATCTTGCTACTGCGGCTGGAGAAATAACAAAACAAGTTGGATCTGCTAATGACTTTTTAAAGTTAAATCGTATACAAGCTGAGTCTTTAGCTTCTGCATTTGGAATGTCTAGAGATCAAATGGGTGAAATGCTAAAGCAACAAGAGTTGCTAAGTAGATTAGGAGCTAAAGATCTTAAAGATGCTCAAGCTAAAGTACAGGCATTAAGAGCGCAAGGTAAAAGTAAAGAAGATATTGTCAGACTTACTGGTGAAGAAGCATACCAAAACTTAACTAACGCGTCTTTACAAGAAAAGATCGGCGGTTTTATGGAAAAAATAAAGCAGTCAATTTCTGACTTCGTAGAAAAGAGCGGTATTATAGATAAGCTTGAAGGCTTCTTTGATTATCTGTCAAAGCCAGAAAATATAAAAAAGATTATATCAGGAGTTAGAGACTTTTTTGCTGGCGCAGTAGAGTTTATTGGTAAAGCTGCGTACTATATATTAGAAGGTTTAGACTATGTTGCATTCGGACAAATACCAGATAGTTTTATAGACAGTATAAAATCTGGTGCTGAGAATATGGGAGCTCAAATTAGATCTTTAGGTGGTGATATGGGAGGAGTTTCTGTTTCTGATCAAACAGCTAGAAGAGATGTAACATCAAGTGCTGTAGCTACTAACGTAGAAGATAATATGAGTATGAGAAGAGGTTCTTCAAAAGAGGTTGTAAACCTAAATGTGACTACGTATGTATCTGACACTAAGAGAGATGCAACGGCACGTTATGACAGAGAAGGTAATTTTGACTTACAGACAGGTAAATAATAACTAGATGCCTCTAATTGACTTACAAACTAATCTAAAGAACTTAAGGTTCGGTAACGATAGACCAGGATACGGTTCATCAGGACTACCTTATATTCAGACTATAATGCCAGACACACCTAATGCAACTGGCACAGTTCAACCTATATATAGACCAGGATCAACCGGAGGTTTAGACTTTCCTATTAGAGGAGGTCAACTAGAGTTTAACTTAGGCACGCAATCATTTACCGTATCTAGTAAAATAGACAAGTCTAGAATCAAAAAGTTCTTTGAAGACAAGCCTAGAGGTACTGCTTTCATTCAAAAACAAGTAGGGTTACAATTATCTAATCCTAAGATTGAGACAGGCAATACTTTATTTGGTATTCCTCAAGGCATTCCTTACCCTGGATTGTTAGAGAACACTAGAGTGTACAACTTAGGTCAAAATACACTAGCTCAAGTAGGAGTATCTGGAACAGGTTTTCATGCTATCAGGCACGGTCTTGTACCTTTCAATCCTTATCAGAAGTTCTACTATGATATAGTGAACAAACAAAACGTAACAAACCAGAAAGTTAGTAATAGGCTTTTGAATTTAGCTGCGTTAAAGATGACGACTGGAGATCCTTTTGCAAATCCTGCAAATGTACCAGACATTAATCTAGTAAACACATTAGGCATATCACTTAACAGAAATATGATCTTCCAATATCTTGGTGGACCTAGTTCTGTTTATGGTGTAGGCACAACAACAATACCAAGAGTAGTTGATACAACTAAGCTTAGATCTTCTACAGCAATGAATTATGATCAATTGCTAGCTCAGAAGTCTAATCTCAATAATCCTATTCCAGAAGTACAAGACTTTAGACAAAAGATCAATGAGGCTTCAAGAGCTATTGTATTTAATAATGCATGGACTAAAGAACAAACTGTAGACTATAGATTCTATGTCAATAAAAAAGACAAGTTGAATTTAACTTATCCTTTTTTATTTAGAAACGATCAAGCGCCTTGGGAGATCAATAAAACAGATACAGACGATCTTATTAAATTTGTATTTGAAGCTATATCTAATGATGATCCTACATACTCAATGGCATTATTCTT